CACGGAGGCAAGAGTTTCCTGTGCCGGGGGTGTCTCCACCGCTCCTGGGGCCATTTCCGGTACTGGGGCCTGCGTAGCGGCCTCTTGTGCTTGGATTACTGCCGGGCTGTTCTGGGCCGTGAGCTTCTCTGTTAGGAACCCCTCGATAGCCTTGGCCGGGATCTTGCCCTTGGTGGAGTTAGAGATGTTCTTGGATAGGTCAATGACCTTCTGGTTGAGGCCCATAGCGTCGCCGCCAGCAGCCATGCGGTCACGGATGTCTCGGAAGGCGCTGACGAACGCTGGGTTGCCCTTGATGACCTTGGCAATCTCGGCCTCGAATGCTACCTCGGCGGCCTGACCGGCTGACTGTCCTACCTCAGGGGGAACAGGAGTAGCCCCAGCTGCCGGTGCGGAGGGTGCGGCAGCAGCTGGGGTCTTAGGTGCCTTGGGCGCGGGCGCAGCTTTACCTTCGATCTTCTCGTCAACGACCTGGTTGGCGTTCTTCAGACCTTCTTCTAGCTGCTTCTGGATCTTGGTGTTCTTCTTTGCCATTCTTCCTTTGCACCCTCTAAGAGGGTAAGACTCTCTATATATCTATAAAACCGTATTAGAGGGTATATAACTACTCTCTAGTTATATCCAATCGTGTCAAGGGTTCCTGCACATTAAGGTTCCTTATCAAAGGGGTATGTCCAGTTGGGAGGTAGGGTAATCCCCCGAACAGACGGGGTATTTGGAAAGGCCCTCACGGGACCCCCCTTTCCAAATCCCTCCCTTACGGGGTAGGGTTGTTCCCTAGCCCGTAAAACCCGCACAAACCTGGTCACCCAGGTGTGCGGGCTAAACGCCGAGCTGCTACTTGGCGCAAGGAAGGGGGTGGTGCTTATGACGAACGTGTTCAAGCAGGTCTGCGAGATCTGCGACTTCACGTTCACCTCAACGGAGAAGCGAGAGCTTTGCTCTCTCTGTCTCCGCAAGGTGAATACGGAGGAGTCGCCTCGCCGGCCTGGTTGCGACTGTGATCAGTCGGGCAGCGGCTTCAGCCTCTGCTCGTACTGCTACACAGAGCAGGTTGGTGGAGACGCCTAGGGCCTAGCAGGGCCATTAGCACGGGTGGGGGGTGTACCCTCACCCGTAGAAAGGAGGTAGATCATGGGTATATGGTATGAGAAGTGCGACATGTGTGGCGAGCTGTTCGATCTCGCTGTCATGGTGCGGTATCGCGGATACGACCGCAATACCGGAGAACCAGAGCCGGACAATATCTGGCGCTGGGTAGATAAGAAGTGCCACGCGTGGGCCGAGAAGTACGGCCAGGATCTCGCGGATGAGCACAACAGAATCAATAGCTGAGGGATGTACCCTCAACCGTAGAAAGGAGGTGATATAGATGCCACACTTTATGTGCACAGTGTGCAACAGGCGCAGGCCTACCCCAATCGTTGAAGGCAACGGACTCGAGCACGAAGAGCTCGGTTGGGTATGCCTGGACTGCTTGCACCACTACACGTTTGAAGCTTTGCGAATGATCGCAAAGCTCAACACGTGCAGCAACTGCAGCATCAAAGGTACCGATATCGACGGTGGTTGGTTCAACCAGGAGAAGGATTGGTACTGCGATCTCTGCACATACGAGCTCCACGGGCCTTCGGCAGGCAAGGAGTAGCAAGCTCAATAGCTAAGGGCTGCGCCCTTATCTATTGAACTTTAGAAAGGGGGTGATACAGATGTCGATTCCGAATCCCACAATCGAGCAATGCGAGCATTGCATGGGAGCAATCGAGACCGTAGGGTTTGACTACGTAGTCTTGATTGGCGGAAGCAACGAGGCTAGTCCCGAGGCTTTCTACCATCCGTGCTGCGCGCAGATCGTTACAAAACGATATGTGCGGGACTGCTGCGAGAAGCATTATCTCGAGGGCAGAAAGGCTCGAGGTGTAGACGAAGAAGTAGAGTGAGGGATGTACCCTCACCCGTAGAAAGGGGGTGATATAGATGAAGGACTTCATCGCAGCGGCAGTGTTCGTTGTGATCTTGTGGTTCTGCCTGGTGGTATTCTGGCAGATCTGAGGGTAGGGACTATCCCTATCCCGTAAAATGGGGGAGACCCCAGGAAGGAGACATTATGCCAGTGGCATATGTCAAGCGGGCCCTAGTTCAGGGCGATATGGAGCACGAAGGGGCGAAAGCCGCCCCGAAGGGCTTCAATGGGTCTTGGGATATCAGGTATGATTCCAAGACCGGCGCCCCTATGCGCCTGTTCACGATTGAGGAGCGCTCAATCGATGAGACAGGCAAGACCAAGGTGACCGGTTATTTCAACTGCGTCGCCAAGGGTGAGCTGATGGAGCAGATCGATGCTCTTCAGTGGTCTGTGGTTGAGATCGTAGCAGAGCTACGCCACAACCGAGACACCAAGTACCTCCAGTTCGAGGTTGTAAAGGTCTCCGCAGTAGAGGCCTAAGCGACCCCAGGTAAGAAGGGTGAGGGTAGCAATACCCTCACCCCTTATCTGGATCCGGTAAGGTCCCTGCCCTGGCCCGTAATAGCGGGTCAAGCTTGCCCAACCTGGCGAATCTATAACAAGTTTGAAAGACTTGACGGATGGGTTGGATACGAAAGCATACTCATACCGGCATGCCTTGTCAAGTGATAAGGTAACAATGGGGTAAGCACGAGCGGTAGCGTATTACCCTTGGGGTGGGGTGGATCCCTCGCCCGTAAAAAACCTGCCTCATGGCAGGCTATTGTAGTCCCGCTAACGCGGGGGAAGGAGAAGCAAATGCCAACAGCATTTGTGAAGCGTGCCCTAGTTCAGGGAGATATGGATCATGAGGGTGCCAAGCATGCGCCCAAGGGATTCAACGGGAGTTGGGATGTCAGGTACAACTCCAAGACTGGAAAGCCGATGAGGCTCTTCACAATCGAGGAGCGCAGCTCAGACGAGACTGGCAAGACCAAGGTTACAGGTTACTTCAACTGCGTAGCAGCAGAGGAAGTAATGGAAGCAATCGAAGCAGTTCAGTGGACAGAGGTAAGCCTAGTCACTGAACTCAGGTTCAACCGGGATACCAAGTACCTTCAGCTAGAGGTAGTAAAGGTTATCCCAGTAGAGGCATAGGGTTCACCTTAGAACCCAGTATCAACCGGATAAGTGGCATCCCGCGCAAGCGGGGTGCCATTTATTCCCAATGCCAGGCTTGAACAACTTGGCGAATGTGATAAGGAGATGACAAGTGCCTAAGTGTCCATGGTGTGAGCACATTAGCGAGCTAAAGTACCAAGGCTTCTGCTCAGCCGACTGCCTGGCGGCAGCAGGCCACGAGTATGAGTATTACTTAGACAAGTTCAACGACTATATGGCAGGGTACCCAGTAACATTCGAGAAGATGAGGAAGCATCCTAAGAAGGAGACAGACCAATGATCTGCCAAGCTATGAACGACAAGCGGTTATGTACCTATGATGGTATCCGTACCGTCAAAGGTGGCAAGCTGCTATGTATAGTACATATAGACTCATTTTTCAAGGGTGAACGGATCAAGTGGGCGCCGAAGCGCCTAATCTCTTGGGAAGTTGAGCGCCGCGCATCGGCAGCAGTCGAACGCCACCGCATCAACAAGCTAAATGAGGAGGTATACCGTGCCTAATGAACCGTATGTAACAATCAGTTGTATCAACTGCGGCAAGCTAAGGGTATATAGGGATTACTTCGGAAACTGGATTAGAATAGTAGAGTTGCCTAAGTTCTGCGATGATTGCGGAGAAGCATACCTCGCAAGCTATATAGAGTATGTAGTTCCAACATCAGAGAAAGGAGGTAATCAATAATGGATTTAGCAGCATTCCTATGGACAGTAATCGCGTCTATCATAGGCACTGTCACTGGCATCATCGTATTGTCAGTGCTAGATAAAGCCTACAATGTATTTAAGTAAGGAGAAAGATAATGTTGTATCAGAAGTATGAGTTCACAATCACAAGGAAGGAACTCAACCCAAGGGAAATGCGGGTTGAGACCCCAGCCTCAGCAGTAGAATACTTCAGAGAGTTCGCATATGAGGCCAGCCAAGAGTCATTGTTCGTAGTTGTATTGGATGGCCGCAACAATCTGATTGGTATCCAAGAGGTATACCGTGGCACGGCAACTGGTACAAGCGTCCGCATTGCGGAGCTATTCACACCGGTATTGCTAGCTCATGGTGTTGGTATGGTTGTAGTCCACAACCACCCAAGTGGTGACCATCATCAGTCAGATGAGGATGTCAGACTAACAAGTGACCTAGTAAAAGCTGCTAGGATTATGGACATTGAGATGCTTGATCATCTTGTCATTGGCAAAGACAAGCATACTAGCATCAGGTCTATTATGCCTGGCATGTGGGATCCATTCGATAACATCGAGGAAGAAACCATCTTCGAAGGATAACCAAAGGAGCAGTGATGGGGTAGCCAGAGTAGGCTACCCCATTACTCTCAGTAAAAGCCGACTGAATAACTTGGCGAAAGCGCAAGCGATCGGCGCGTGCTCTTGGTTGTGGCGGGGGGTGTTCCCTCGCCCGTAGTAGAAGCTGCCTTAAGGCAGAAGGAGGAATCAATGGACTTACCAAACAGGGTACAAGTAGAACTTGAGTTCGGATTCAGCGAGGAAAAAGCACCGGATGCTCTTGCAATCCTTATCTCAGGGTACTATATGTTCAAGTCTCTAGGCGATGCACCTCGCAGGTTCCGAGAGAACTACCCAGAAGTATTCAACTCTTCTGAAGAGTCGATGATGGCTGATGGTTCAACCAGGATTGAGGCCGAGGCGCAAACAATCGCAGCGCTTGAGCAGTACTTCGATCTTCTTGGCAAGATGGTATACATGCTAGGCTATGAACTAGCAGAGGTAATGGGTGTAGATTATCCAAGAGATGAAGACATCTCAGGACATCGCTTAGTAGTAGACGGTATGAATAAAGAGGAGGTGATGAATGAACTAAACCGCATCATGAATATCAATAACTAAGGAGGAAGAATGGAAGAAGATAACATTTGTGATGGAGTTAACCATCACGTGAAGGTAGATTTTATTACCTTCATCTCACACCCGGACAGTGTCACCCGTCAGTGGGTCAATGGAACAACTGATACTGTGATCAATACGATCAAGCAGTATCGAGCGGCCAAAGAACCAGACGTTGACATGTTCATTGATTATTGCTGCGAAGCATGTAAGGAGGCAAGTAATGGCTGACATCAGCGATTTCAAAGAGCAGCTAGAGTCTGCTCAGTCTAGCATTGAATCCGCAGGGTACAATGCAGACCAGGCAGCAGATGATGCAAGGGCTGCAGTTAGTAATGCAGACCAAGCAATCTCTATCCTTAGTAGTCTCATCGATGAGGTTGAAGGTATCATGGGTTACAGCAAGCATGATCTTGAGGTAGCAATGCGCCACCTCGGTGTCATCAACAAGCTGCAAGCTATGTTCTACAATCGACTCGACAATGTGATTGATGGCAATTACATTGAGGATAAGATGAAGTACAATAACTTCATCTCATTCCTAGAGATGATCACTGAGTCCGAGAATGGCCAGCTTGTATGGGAAAAAGCATACAGACTGGAAGCATACTATGTCGACTCAACATATGGATATAAGACTGTAAAGTCAGAGGAGGTCTAACATGGCAACCAATAAGACAGAGAAGTGTGGAGCACCTAAGCTCAAGGAACTGAAGGCTGAGTTCAATCAGCAGGTAAGTATCCAGGTAGATAGCGCAACCGTTGTTAGCTTGATCATGCAGGCGTCATTGCCTGATCTGGCCAAGCGCGTTGCCAAAGGTAACGGCTACAGCAACAGCGTCAACAGTGCAGTCAAAGCATTGAATGCAGCAACAGCGCTTGATCTCAAGGTAACGGAAATCAATGATGCCTGGGATGGCTATCATGGATTCAAGGATACCCTAGAAAACGAGGGTATCCTGCGCCAGTGGCGAGCGCAGCGACCAGGCTGTGACTTCACTGAGGGTGTAGACACATCTGATTTGTACGAGAGTACAGTCGCTGAGGTTCACATCACCTTCAGCAAGAAGTTGAAGGACAAGAAGTTCTTGGCATCAAAGGGTGTCAAGTAATAGCTAAGTAGGGTGCAGCCGGATAGGTAGAGGTGTGGTCACCGCCTATCCGGCACACGCTATAGAAGGAGTAGTTATGTGCAAAGAATACAATGGCTGGGCTAACTGGGAAACATGGAATGTAGGCCTATGGATTGGTGAGGTAGATGGACTACCCGATATGATCTTCGAGCAAGCAAAGAAAGAAGTAGAAGAACAGTTCAACGATGACGAGTTCGACAAGTGGACAGCAACTAGATCATTGGCTAAGTACCTAGAAGAACTATGCCATGAAGTGTTTGACACTGAGGATTCAACACCAGCACAAGGGCCATTGGCAGATGCTATTGGCATGTATTACGCACAGGTACAGTGGCACGACATCGCAGAGAACTACATCGATGAAGCAGTGCAAGAGCTAGGGATTAACCCATCAGCAATCGTAGTGTAGGAGGAATCATGAACAACGTTATAGAAGCTGGAGTAACAGAGTCAGGAATCTATTGGGAAACAAATATGGATAATGACTATGAACTAGAAAGAGACTTCTGGATCATTGCATCACGGGGTACCGGCAGGTACCTTCCAGTAGATGAGGTATGCGATAGCATGGATGAGTTCGATGCCGCACTGAAGTCGGACACTATCGTGTACTACCAGCCACTGTTCATGCTGGCACACAGCGGTGTAAGCATCAGCCTTGGTGGGTACAATGACCCATGGGACAGCGGCCAATGCGGATTTGCTTGCATCACAAGAGCTGATGCAGACAACTGGGGCATCCTACCTCACGAGTACAAGGCATTCCTAGAATCAGCAGTGCTGAACTATGATGCTGGCCTTAGAGGTGAGGTGTTCAGGTTCGACATCTATCTACAGAACAAGTGCAAGGAGTGCGGATCAACTAGCACTGAGACATTAGATGGGGTAGGTGGATACGTGTACCCAGGAGGGTACCGCAAGTTCTTCGAAGAAGTAGTAGAGCCAGCCATTGCTGAGTGCGAGCGGCAGCTAGCTGAGGCAGAGCATCAGTCAGAGAAAGGAGTTAAGTCAGATGATTAGTTGGCCCTATCTAGAAACACTAGGTTACGCCAAGTGTCCAGAGTGCAACAGAGTATTCGACCTAGACATAGAAGAGCAAGCAGCAGAGTGGTACTATGGCCACGACTGCTTCTTAGAGGAGGAGTAAAATGTGGATGCCAACTAGCCGAGTATGTTGGGAGTGTGACCAGGCACTAGCAGAGTACGACGAGGGTCACATCGTTACTGATTTCTCTGCGTCAGCAGAAGACTGGAAGATGTATTGTGAAGATTGCTGGCAGAGAATGTTGAAAGATAAGGAGGGCTCATGAAGATATCAGCAGTAGAGCTAGACGACACAGATGTCGTAGAGATTTTCATTACAGCTATGGAAGGCGGCATCGGGTACTGGGCAGTAGCTGACAACTACAAGTGGATGCACCTGTACAACGATGACACATACCGGACAGCCATCTCTCTTGGAGATGACTATGTACTAGCAGTACTATCAGACACAGAAGGCGATGACTTCAAAGATTTGAAGCTGACACCATTCGTCATCAGACGGGGTGTCAACTGGGTCATGCATCACAGGCCTGACCTCATCAACATCAATGACATCGATGCAACAGCAGCCGATGCAATAGTTCAAGCAGGATTGTTTGACGAGATTGTATACGGCTGATAGCTACGCCCTGGCAGTGGATTCCTTCCCCACTGTCAGGGCATTTTTTTTCAAGGCACCGACCCGTAAGAACTTGGCGAAAGCTAGTTGATTAAGTTTCTCTTGCCCCTAGATGGAGGCTTAGGCGTTTCAGATGGAGGGTTTATTCCTTTAGCCCGGAGCACAGAGTTTAACAGGGCGAAGGCGGCATCCCATCCGTCGTCGTATCCCTCGTCGTATGTATCTTGCAACAGCTGTGTCATCTTGTGTTCGCTGTGTTCGCACACCGCGACCGGGCACTTGCACTCTACCTCTAAGAATACTTTCTTTGGCATGTTACCCCCTGAAGCTAGCGGTCGACTTGACAAACTCTAGATCGCATACACCTGTCGGACCATTGCGGTGCTTAGCAATCTTGCAGCTGACTGTCTCAGACTGCTTAGTAAAGTCTGGTTGTTCCTTACGCCAGAGCATTAGTACCATGTCCGCATCCTGCTCGATGGCACCGGAGTCACGCAAGTCGGAGAGCCTGGGCTCACCGGTATCACGGTACTCACTCATGCGACTGAGCTGGGACAAGGCGATGATCGGCACGTCGATCTCTCGAGCCATCGCCTTAAGCGCACGGCTGATGTCGGCCACCTCGTTGACCCTGTTCTGATCCTTGCCGGTACGGTCAGGGACCATGAGCTGCAGGTAGTCAACGATGATCAGGTCAACGCCACGCTCAGCTGCAATCTTGCGGCACTTAGAACGCATGACTGCAGGGCTGGATGTAGGCGAGTCATCAACGTAGATGCCAAGCTTAGAGATGGTATCTGCCCACTCCTCTAGCTCAGTCATCTGCACCATGTCGATGCCACCATTCCGGATGGCAGCGAGAGGGATGCCGGATGCTGACGACAGGATGCGTGCACCCACCTGCTCAGCGCTCATCTCGATGGAAAAGATAGCCACCTTCTTACCTGAGATAGCAGCCGACAGCGCCATGCTAGTAGCCAGCGCCGTCTTGCCCACGCTAGGCCGGGCAGCCAGGATGATGAGGTCACTCTTCT